GTATCCGTTAGCTAATAGGTAACTCCATAAGTCCCAAGCAAATTTATCTGCATCGCTTGTAACTTCTGATGGATAACCACCTGTTCCAGCTCCAGAACCGCCACCACCATTTTGACCAGGTATAACTTCTTTGCCGCCCACAATCAATCGATCAACTGTCAGAATTGCTTTACTTCCATTTGGACCAAAAAAGTTAAAATTATTTCCAACAAAAAACTGTGTAGGACCAGTAATTAAATGTCCTGTGCCTGATTGGTTAGACAAACCAATAATTTTTTGGGGATTATCTGCGACTAATAGTAATGAATTCCCATCAGAAACTACAGGATTTCCATTTTTATCTGCTAACCCTGGAAAAGGATTTCCCTTTGTTCCCATCGTGCCAACGTGACTATTACCATTCCAAAACTCCATCCCTTTTTTAGTTAATTCCATGATTTTTTTCTTATTATTCCAAGCTTGTAAAGTACCGTTTACCATACGTAAAATATCTCCACAGCTATTAAATGATGTTTCAAAAATATTAGATTTTATTTTGCCAGCTCCTATAAAGTCCGCATTCAATACTCCATTAATTCCCCACGCATTTTTAAATGGACCTTTCCAACCAGTTCTTGAGAATCCAATTCCTTTGTTATTAATTGCAATCACATCTTTTGCAGTATCCGTGGATTCCGTATCTAAGTAATAATGGGTATTAGGTCGATTTTTAGGATATTGAAGTATACTTCCACCTTCAACACCGTTAATCAAATTAGTAATATAATCTACAAAATCACTCATATACTCTTTTTTTGTCAATGTTTTTATAGCTTCTTGAAAGTCTTGGCTTTGCTGTTTATAAAAAGCAACTTGGATATCTCCCGCAGTGATTTTTATTGTTTTTTCTGCTAAAGCATCATAGACAATTCCTGTAACTTTCGTTTGAATGTCAATATCATAAAGCTTGTGGTATACAGTGAATGTATCGAATAAATTATAGTTACGCATCTTAGCAAATTCTTTTGCTTCTTCTGAATCTGTAAGTTTCTCAATTTCTAATTCAATAGAAACTTTAGGCTTATCACTTCCTGGATATAATGTAGTGAAGTATTTACTTGCCACTTTATTTAAGCTAGCTATATCTTTTACTCCTTGATCTTCAGTAAACTGAATGTATTGAGCGTAAACATCAGGATACTTACTGATATATTCGCTTTTAACTGCATTTCCATAAATCCGTTGAGAAGTTCCGTCTGCTCCACTTTGAAGCTCTGCAAATGGCAAAACTTTAGTAACAATTGATTGCCAATCAAATTTAATGGTTAATCCTTTTAAATCTTTACCATAACGAACAGTTCCAACGTTATCTCGTCCTCTACGCCTTAGCAAAGATAATTTAAAAGGCTCTCGTTTTATTTCTCCGCCCCAGTATTGAAGTAGAGAACCTTGTTCCCCTGCAATACAATTCAATACATTTCTAGCTTCAAATGTAGTGCTAGAAGCTGTATTTATATCAGAATATAGTTTGATATCACAAGGTTCGTCCATGTTCTGTTCGATTAATTTCATTGCTTCTGCACCATTACGATTATCAACTGTTACTAGCCTCACTTGTCTGTTTCCTAGCTTATAAGTACGAGATTGGGCATAAATAACAATGCTATTAGTAAAAGTATCTTTAAACGTTTGTTTGATCTCAAAAATGTGGTATTCTTCTAAGTCATTTGGCTTTGCTTTAATTTGATAGCCATTTTCGAAATAATCACTAAATCTGCTAATCGCTGGATAGTCCATTTCTAGTTCATATTTTCCGTTTGCTTCTTCAGTGATTTCGCAACGTGTCGCATCAACAAGACGTCCTAATCCATTTGTTGAAAAATCTTTTTCTCCAGGTTTAAAAATAACTGGAATCAAACCTTTCGCCTCCAATTCGGCTGAACCTTAAACTCTGTTACTTTACCAGTCCAGCGAAAATTATTCTCTCCACATTTTAAAATCGGATAATCTTTAAAAAGTGTTTTATGATCCAATATTTCAAATGCTCCGCCTGATTTTCTATAAGCTTCTTGTTTTTCTGAATCTATAATGATGTCACCGTTAATTGCTTTTAATGAATATGATTGATTATTGATAAAAAAAGAAATATCCCCAGACCCCAAAATCTGAATAATGGGTTCTGAAGGATATTTTTCTGTATTGATTAACTGATTAGGATTACTTATCCAATATTGGCCAATACGATTTTTCTTAAAAGGTCGGATACTTACAGTAAATTCAAAAGGAATTAAAAACCCGCTTTTTCTTGTTCCTGTAAATTTTGGTGGACTCGTTACAATCGCCTGATAAATATAATGCTCATCAAAATAGACAATAAAATCAGAATAGTTTCCCATATCGAGCCAAAAGGAAATTTCATCTTCTAAAAAAGAAACTTCTTGTAAAGTATTTGCTTTCGCATAGCATGTAATGGTACGTTCTACATTTTTATAATATGCAAAATCAACGGCTATTGAATCATTACCCATTCGCTCCCTAATCTCTACCACACGTCCTGCAGAAAGTCGTTCAGGTCTTTCTCTCATAAATACATTGAATTCAGAACTATGTTTTCCATTAAGAAAAAACTGTCCTCTTTTAAATTCCACCAAAAGCACCCCCCGTTGCATCACTATCTCTATTTTTAACAATTTGAATATACTTAACGAGGTCTTTAGCCATATCCATTAATTGTTTTTCATTTAATTTTCCCATAGCCTGTATATTGATATTGAAAGTATCACCGCCAATATTAGTCGTAGCATTACCTTTATTTTTAGCTAAGCTTTCTGTTTGAGCTCCTTGTTGGTTGATATATCTGCCAGTAGTAGAAAAATTTGGTAACTCTGTTGGTAAATCGGTCATTTTTTTCACTGATTTGTCAAGCGTTCCTTTTTCTTGGTCAATACCAGCTACAACACCTAATACAATATTTTTACCAATCATATCCCGCATCCATCTTGAAGGTGAATGAATGCCTAAAGCACCTTTGATTTTTTCTTTAATATTACCAGCAACTTCTTTAATTTTTTTATTCACAGCACCAATCATTGAACCAATACCGTTAACTAATCCTTGGATAATATTTTTACCAATTTCAAATAAATCGATATGGCGCATATCATTAAAGGTTTGCTTCACATTTTCAACTGTATCACTAACGCTTCTTTTAAGACTATTCCACGCATTTTTAGCGCCTTGTACCAAATTGTTGAAAATATTAACTGTTCCCTGTTTTAAGTTTTCCCAACCGTTAATGATGCCGTCTTTTATACCTGTCACAAGATCAACAATCCACTGTTTAAAATTATTCCAGGTATCTTTTAACCATTGAACAGTTGCGTTAAATGTATCAACTGTGCCTTGTTTTAAGTTATTCCAACCATCAATTACACCATTTTTAATGTTTTCTACTGTTTCAAAGAACCAAGTTTTCAAACTTTCCCATATTCTAATTGCTTCAAATTTAATATTTATCCACGTTTCGATGATAGAATATTTAATTTCAATCCAAACGTTGATCGCTCCATATTTAATGTCAATCCAGAGTAAGGTGAAAAATAACTTCACATCAATCCAAATCTTTTTAATTGTCAACATCAATCCATTGAAAATAGAAGTGACTGAATAGGAAATAGCTGTGACTGTGTTATAAAAGATATTTTTAATACCAAACCAAATTGTTTGAGCTGCTTCAGCAATATTATCCCAGACAGCAATCATGTTCTCTTTTGCTTCTTCCCATCCACCTGTAATCATTGATGTGATGAAAAGTATTGGAGCTAACAGAACATTTTTTAGAATAGTAACGACATTTTCAGCGATCATTTTGACATTTTCAATGTTCGCTTTCATAGCGTTAACAACCATTTTAAACGCATTTTTGATTCCTGTTACATATGGACCAATATATTTCCAAACAAAATCAAATGCTGTTGTGAAAACATCTGATATTGATTTTCCAACACCCTTAAACCAATCTTTCACATTATCAAAGCCATTTTTAAAACTTTCTCCAACACTTTTAGCACTGTCAGCAGCACTTTGTTTAATATTTTCCCATGTATTTTTTGAGCCTTCTTTTGTTGAATTCCAAAGTCCACTGAAAAATTCCTTGGTACCGTTCCACTTATTTTTAACCCATTCGGCTGCATTCCCAGGTGCTTCTTTCATCCATGTTCCAGCATTCGAAAAAGCCTCTTTTGTGCCATCCCACATGTTGCTGAAAAATTCCATTGTGGAATCCCAAGCTTTCACAACTGTTTCTGCGGCACTAGAAATAAATTCTTGTATATTTTTCCAAATATTTTTAACAGCATCCCTAAACCCTTCGTTAGTCTTCCAAAGATAAATAAATCCTGTAACTAAACCTACAACTGCAGCTAAAATAGCGACAAATGGATTCGCCAACATAGTTGAATTAAGTATCGCTTGCGCAATTGATAATCCTTCTGTTGCTTTTTGCCAAGCCGTGAATGCTGCACTTACTTTTTTAGCAAGCATCAACGTTCCAATACTGCCAGCTAAACCTGCAAGCAATGGTGCATAAGGTTTTAACGTATCATACAATGTTTTGACTGTTTTAATCATTGGCGGAATCATCTCGGCAAATTTAGATAAAGCTGCTTCCATTTTTGCCCCTTTGTCAGCAATGATTTCACTAATACTTCCAAAACCTGCACTTTTTAAGCCTTCGTCAATTTTAGTTACAACGTTGGCCACACCACGAACGATCGCAGTTTTCATGTTAGCTAAACCTGTTTTAATACCAGCGGTAGAATCTTTAGCAATCTGTTCTAATGATTTAAGACCGCCACCGCCTTCTTTATTTAATCTGATTAAAGCATCTTGAAATTCTTCAACTGAAATTGAGCCATCAGAAAGCCCTGCTTTCATCTGTCCAGCTGTTAATCCCATTTGTTTTGCTAAAGCGTTTAACGCTGGTCCTAAACCACTATTGATCATTGAATTCCAAGTTTCAGCATCTACTTTACCATTAGAAAATGACTGTGAAAGCTGAATAATAGCATTTTCTACCATCTCAGCAGAACCACCAAAACCGAGAATTCCATTATTTAAAGCTGCAAAAATTTGTTCTGACTTCCCTAAGTCGTTTGTAGACGAAGCGATTAATTGAACACCTTTAATAGCGCTATCTAACGGCGTAGGCAACCCTTGGATGCTCTTCTTTAAGCTATCCATTGTTTTTGATGTTTCGCCAGCTGAAAAGCCCATATTTTCAAATACGCGATTTGCGTTGTTTAACGTATCTACACGATTGATAGCTCCGTCAATATTACTGGTAATCAGCCCAATTCCTTTTGAAATGATTTTAGTAGCTCCGCTGGCTAAAAAGTTACCAACAAACGACGTCCATATGTTCCCAAGAGATCGGCCGCCTTTTTGTCCTGTTCTATCAACTTCAACATCAAAGCCTTGTAACTTTTTTACTGCTGAATTTAATCCTTGTGAAAAGCCAGATTCATCCAGTATCATTTTTAAGACTAAGTCTTCATTGTTCAAAAAGTACCCCCTACCTCTTAGAACATAGTATTTTCATCAAGATATTTGATATTTTCAAATTCTTCTACAGCATCTTTAAATGCGTAAATTTTCAAAAGCTCGTTTAAATCTGTGTTTTCGATCTCGTTTAAAGTCCACCCATTCTCAAGAAGCGAACTTTTTAGTTCTGCTTCTCGATATTGTGGCGTGTACTTAAAATGAGGATGATATAAAAGTTCCGTTACTTTTTTTTCTGTTCAGAATAAATTGCATCATAACCAGAAGTAACAGAACCTAACAATTGACCTGTAATCTTCAATAATTCACGAGCGTCCATACCGTCAATATATTCTTGTCCAGTAAACTGTCCTTCAAAAATAACGTCAGCAATAAAGTCATAGCATTCTCTTAAAATAGGACGAATTGCTTCCATATCATTTGTTTTTGTTGCTTCTTCTAACCTGATTTGTAAATCAGTCCCTGTATCCATGACTGAACCTGGTAAAAATTCTGCCGACGTGAATTGTTTTGTAGTATATTTGCTACCATCTTTAATCATTAATTTAATTTTTTGTTGAAATTTACTTGCCATTTTAATTCCTCCATATAAAATAGGACGACAAGGTCGTCCTAAACTGTTATTTTTAATCTGCTGTTGTTACATGTAATGTGCATTCTGCGGTAAAGTTACCATCTTCTGTTGTGACTACGATTTTCGTTGTCCCTTCTCCTACAGCAGTAACCTTCCCTTGAATTGGTGTTACAGTTCCAATAGCCTCGCTTTCTGAACGGAACTGATTTTTTTTATTTGAGGCGTTATCTGGTGTAATTGTCGGTGTTAAGGTTGCTGTTTGGCCAACTTTTAAATTTAACTCTGTTTGGTCTAAAGTTATACCAGTAACAGCAGTAGTATTTTCTTTACGTGGATCCATTACCTCAGTAAACCAGTTTTTAATCATCTCTAAGTCAACACCTTCATCGTCTTCATCCACGGAATACATATAACCCAACCCTGGAACATCAACGAAAGACCCCGTCCATTCTGGATGGGTATAAGATACTGAACTTCCTTCTAATGTAGATGTTTCATCAGATGTTAAAGCAAATTTTCCTTTATAGAAAATCGTATAGCGATATTTACCGTTCGATTTTCGGCGACGATATGCAAATGCGCCATCTGATGCAATATCATCTGCAGACCGCAATACGCCACCCTTTAATTTTTTCCCCCCTGTAATTTCAGCTAAAACTTCATTTTGGTAGCCGTTTGTTTCTAAAGTAACTTCTGCACCACCAAATGCAACATACTGATCTTGAACTACACTATCGCCATAGTCAGGCGTTGTTTCTGTTGTAACATCTGGTTTGATACTTACAGCAGTACCGATTGTAATTGGCGCTCCGTAAACTGGAAAAGCGCCCGTTTCGTCTGTTAGTGGGAACCACGTTGGCTTCTCTACAGAAATGACACTTACATTTTTCTTTTTTGCCATCTATTTTTCACTCCATTCAATTAATTGTGGGAACGCAACATTAAAATTGATATGTTGAATTCCGTCTGTTTTAAACGTTTGATAATCTTCTGGAAACAATTCGTTTCCGTCCAAATTCAACACATTAAAAAAAGCCCCACAGCTTTCTGTTAGGCTTGTTACTAATTGTTTATCTTTCTTACTATCAACCAGTGCAATATCAACATTGTATGCTTTATTTTGAACGTTTTGACCTACATTATCAGTCAGACTCTCTTCAAGACTTAGCACAAAATAAAACGGTTCTGACGATTGCATTACATCATCAAGATAGATAGGCGCATTCGAGAACTGTTTTATTGTGTCAGTAAGCATTTTTAAAATTTTATCGTACATATCTATCCTTTCTTAACAATGATAATCGCCATTTGTTTAAATCGTTTCGGAATATATGTTGCATTAGCTAATTTATTAGATTTTTGCAACATAAATCTGCCTTTAACAAATCCGCCATTTTTTGTTCGGTGGCCATCGTTTACATATCTAAAGTATTTTTCATTATTAATCAATGCACCCACGATACGACCACTAGACAACTTTCTAGCTTTAATGATTCGATAGCCTCGTCTTAAATCACCCGATTTAATTGGTGTCATAGGTACAATTAACTGATAAATTTTAGCTAACGAATCATTCACCATTGCAGCACCTTCTTTTTCAGCAATGGGTGTCATTTTCTTTAAATTTGCAATAACTTTATCAGCATTTGATTTCATTCTAAGATCGCTTTTACTCATCAATTGAACTTCCTGATAGCACTACTTCTATATGGCTTGGATAATAAAAAGGTTTTTTTGAAAATAACACATGTTTTTGACCTGTACCTTGAGTAATAGTTATTCTATCTCCTTTTTTAACTTTTATATTAGGTTCTAAAAAAAGTTTTTGTTCTTCATAAGAGATATTAAACGCTTCTTTGTTTTCTATTACAGGTAAGTTCCCCATACTTCCTTGAGAGAAAGCACAGGGTAACTTGCCAACATGAATTGGAAAATAAACTTGTTCAGTAATTCCGCTTTCCACATTTTCAATATCACTCATTCGCTCAATAACACAGGTATCAAAATAAGTAGCTGCTAAAACTTCTGCTTCATTCAATAGAAAAACACCCCGCTATCACAGCCTAAAATACGTTTAATGGCACTGCTATAGTTCTTCATAAGTGATTGTATGTCTTTTGATTCAACTACATAACTAATTGATGTATCACCACGTTTTACACTAGCTACAGACTTATCTATTTCGTTTTTTAAAGCTTTATAGATAACCTCAATTATAAGTGGTTCAAACTCGTCCCAAGCAATATCAATTTTACAAGTATTGTAAGAATTGATTTCAAAGATAACAAGGTTTAAAACAGACAAAATCCTATCTTCAGAAGCGTTAGGTAGCATCAATTGAATTTTCTCAACGATTTCTTCTTTTTTTTCATCAACCATAAAGCATCATTACCTAAACTTTAAAAGTATCTGCAGCACGTTCTAATATTTCAATAGCTTCTTTATCGTCTTCTGAAACTATAAATTCATTATTTTCGTTTGCTGTGATAAATTTTTTTGTTTTAGGATGCATAAAGCCCACAAAGTTTTTCTTGTCAAGCACACGATAAGTTACTTCTTTTTTTGCTGTTGCCATTTTTAATTTCCTCCTTCGTTATTATATTTTAGGCTTTCAAATTCAAGATTGCTCCAGAATTAGAAGCTTTGTATTCAATTGAATACTCACCAACTAATCCAATCCGTCTTGAATCTGTTGTTTTTGCTAATTCTTCCGCACGCCATTCACGTAATGGACGTAATTTTACATAATTAGTATCAATAGCTGCGATTGTTCCATTAGGTAAATTAGGTTCAATTAACGCAATTCCTGAACCGTAATTTGAGGCAATATTTCCAATTTGCAATCCAAATGTAAGTTTATCGCCAAATTGCACAATTTTTGTTGATTTTTCATCCAACTGATCAGTCATTAAGTCTTGCATATCAGGTGCTACTAAACATAATTTTTCGCCCATATAACCTTTTTGGAACATTGTTTTAAATAATGTGTCAATATCTTTTCTTGTTACTGCCCCCGCAGCTGCTGTTTCGACTTTATTCGTTGAACTAATTAAATTTAAAATTCCGTTCATCTGACGACCTTTAGAACCAGATTCATCAGCTTTTACACCAACAATCAATTTACGATTTAAGTCAATTTTCATTTCTGTAGCACGAAGAGCTACTTGGCTATTCAATTCATTTCCTACACCATCTACATTAATAGCATCTAATGTGCCAGATACAGAAGTTGATTTTCTGAAAATTTCAGTATAGTTGTTAAACCATGTACGATCAGATTCCGCATCTGCATATTCTCCGCCTTCTAATTGAGCAGATGAATCATCATTATTCATGCCGTATTCTCGCCATTTAATCTCAGTTGACTTGGCAGCTTCAACTTTGCCTGCGCCTAACAAATAGCTTAAAAATGGTGTATTTGGAACTTGTAATGCATTAACTTCCTGTGAAATATCTAAATACTCAAGATTATTTAATGAACTTTTTTTCATTTGTAGTTTCCTCCTAATCGATAAATGCTTGTAATTTTTGTCCTAATGCTACCTCTGGATTTTCAAACGATTTTGTTTGATTACCAGTTCCCATGTTGGTTTGTTGCGATTTATTACCAAAAGCTTTAGTCATTTCTACATTTTTAATAGCTTCTGCATGCTTATCATTTATTGCTTCCAAAAGTTCTGTAAAACCTTCTACAGCCTTCTTAGTAAATTCAGTATCTGAACTAACAAGATTATTTAACATAAATTGAGAAATAGAATCTTTCAAATCTCCATCCCAATCTAAGCCAGCAATTTTTTCTGCAACAAAAGCTTTATTATCACTAGTCACACGTAATGCCTTTTCAGCTTCAAATTCAGCCTGTAATTTTTCTAATTTAATTTGTTCAGGAGTTTTGTTTTTCTTAGATTCTTCATACTCCTTGATTGTTGTTTCCTTGATTTTATCAAGATTATTTTGTTTCCAAGCTTCTAATTGTTTATCTGCAGCTGATTGTGACTGTGATTGTACAAATTTTTGTGCTTCTTCATTTGATTCTACAAATGCCTTAAAATCATCGAAAGTGAAGTTTGTACCACCGTCTTCTTCAGCAAACATTTGTAAATCCATTGGTAATAGGTTTGGTTTCATTTTGTTTCTCCTTTCGCCCCACGATTCGACTAATCGCCCCGCATTGCTTTAGATTTATTTATTGCGCCCCACCATTCAATTAAGCCCAGCATTGCGCTAGTTTAACGTCATTTCGGACAAAATAAAAAGCCTAACTTTCGTCAGACTTTAATTGCTTTTCTTCTCTTAGTAAATGCTCTTCATAATCTGCATCTAAGTAATCATAGGGATCCATCTAATCACTTCCAATTCTTATGGACCAGTTCAGCACCTAACATTTGATAATCAGTGACAGCATCTTTTACGTTTTGCAGAGTCCTAGACACAATCGAAATAGTTAATTTACTTTTTTTACCTGGTAACGAATACAAAATATCAACGTGACAATAATTACCACCCCAAACTGATTTAAGCTCATCTTTGACGATATTACCGTTGCCATCTCTCAAAGTGTGTTTGGTTAAGTATCGTTCGTTTTCTTGTTCAAAAGCTTTTTTATAGGCTTTTTCTGTACCATTGGTAACTTCTAGATTTAATACTGCTTCGAATAATCCTTTCATAACCTCACCTCCAAATTTAGGCATAAAAATAGCACTTACCAACATTTGTCAATAAGTGCTAATAAATATCATTAAGTTCCAATTCATCCCATTTTGGCGTATCCCTAAACACTAGACAGCCATCTTTTATTGTTTTGTCAATAACTAGCAAAAAAGGTTGACCAAAAGATGGCTCTACTAATCCAAACACAGGTGTTAAATAAACATACTTTTCATTTTCTTCGATTATATCCCATTTTTTTAAATTGTTTTTTATAAACTCAGGAATTTCCACTTTTGAAATGATTTTGCTGATTTTTTCCATTGTTCTATTCTCCTTTCTTTGCCTTTGCTATCAACTTAACTAGTTCTTTGCGAAATTCCAAATCATCCACTCTTAGATAATTTAAGCTAGACGGCTGCGCATGTCGAATAGCAAAGTATTCATCAATAGGCGCAATGATTCCACTTTGAGCATCAATAATTGTCAGAACTCCATTGAGTCTTTCCATATTGACAATGTGTGCGCCACCTCTTTTCCATGCTACAGACAGCTCATACCTTTCTCCTTCTTTAACTATCTTTTCTAATTTATAAAAATTGGACTTCATTGTTCTACCGCCAACTAATTTGTGACTTACTAGTTCTTTTGTTTTTGAATCAACAAACGTCCTAAGCCCTCTAATTGCTTTATTTCTTCTATACCTAATAATTTCAGTATATTCATCGCTCCAAATACTTTGATCTAAAGAAGGCAATGCTTCTGCATCAATTCCACGACGTCGCATTTCATAAGTCGGTACACAGCGCTGACAATTAACTTGGTACTCTTTTCCTTTATAATAATTAGGATTAGCATTTGTTCTGTCAGCTTCTTCTACAGTCATTGGCTTTTTGATTTCTGCATTGATTAAATTTGCAATCTCTTTGATTGTACTATCTTTATTATACATCGAGTCTGTGCTTTTTTCATCAAACTTTTCCCTATTTGAATGAGTCAATTTTACACCAAATTGATCGTTGGCGAATTCATACAATAAATCACCAAACATCTCTTCATACAATTTATCTATGTCATCGCTAATTTCAGGAACAATTGGTATTTCAGTACAACGGCAACGTCCATGATACGGTGGATGCCAATCATCTTTAATCTCTTTTCCATGACGTCCACCACAAATAGAACAAACACGCTCATCTTCTGCCGACCAGCTTTGTGTTTGCTTAACACCTACATCCTTTAGCGATTTTCTTACACCTTCTACAGCAAAATGTGAATATTCCGTTCTAACAAGATTTTCAATCGAACGATTAAACTTTCCTTGTTCCAACTTAAACATACCGCTAATAACACCATCGTTTTTCATCGTTCTAAGAGCTTCCACAACTCCTTCACCACTTGCCAATGAATTAATAATGGAATTGCTCAAACGTTGCTCTAGGGTTGATATATTGCCCCATAAACGAGATGAAAATGTTTTTCCGCTCCACGGATAGTTCATGATGTTTTCTAGTTCATTCTTAGTTAAACCAGGTGCTGAACCGCCTAATAATTGTATCAACGCATTAGAATTAGAATTGTAGATTCGTTTTGTGATATTCTCTAAGTCGTTATTAAATTTACCGTTAACATCACTAGCTATTGCTTCACCTGCAAGGGTAGAAAAAATGTCTGCTCGTAATTGTAACAAGCGGTTAACTTTCGCATAGTCAAAGGATGGAAAATATTCATCAATGAATTGTTTATAAGCTTCATCTGATTCCATCAACTTTTCATAGTTTTTTTCGATATACTTGCGGTACTTCTCTTGATCTTGTTTGCTAAAGTCTTCTAGCATTTCACTTTGAGTGATATCGTGTAAATCTGCTTGTGACAACAGCTGTCTTTGAATTTTAACTAAAGCACGTTCGAAAACAGATTCTAGCTCATTAAGAGTTTTCTTTTCCAGTTTCAAACGTGCTTTATCTTCTAATTCACGACGTTTTTCCCAATAACGTTCACTAGCCGTTGTTTTCTTCTTCGTCATTACCTGCACCACCTAGTTCATCATATTCACCGCTAGGATAATCTTGACCTTGTTCTAAATTCATCAAGTCCATTTCATAATCTGGGTCTTTAACAAATGGAATCTGATTAATAATTGTTCGTTTGGATACAAATGGTGAAAGTTTAGGCAATGCATCAGCAAGATAACCGATGTCTGTTGGCAAGCTACGACTGAATGTGAATACAATTTTTGACACATCAACATCTAATTTATCCCTAAATTTAATAAAGGCAGACATCGTCTCAGCTGCTTCTTTCAATCCTTCTTTAAAATACTGTTCTTTAGTATTTGTTTTAGCTTCTAGTGCAATAATTTGCCATTTGCGAGCTTCGCCAGAGCTATTAGACTTAAATACTTCATCATTGAAATCGATTGACTTAGTTACCGTGTAATAAAGCTTTTTCAGCTTATCAAGATGATACTCGTTGAAATCTTTATTAATGTCTTTCGTTACATACCCAACCTTAGCTTGTGGATCTGGCAAATTAATAATACCTAATTGTTCCATCATTCTTTGTGCTTCTTTTTCATCTAATCGTGAGCCACTAATGGCCATATAAGCAAGTTTAAACTGTTCAACTTCGTTTTGTTGGTCTGATAAGCTTCTATCAAATGCATCAGAAAGTTCTTCCGCCACTTCAAAATCGCAATAACGATTCGTGTTATTTTTAAATTCTGATAGGTAAAACGTTTCTAGCGGGTTTTCTACTTCCTCAATCAATTTAAATGTTCCAGATGCACTGACTAAATTAGATTCAACATATCTGCTATATATACATATTCTTTTTTTAGTAATGACTTTCATTTCTTCGAAAAATTTTTTTTGATGTGTGTCGTATTTTTCACGAATAAAGATATCTGCATTTTCGTATTTTTCAGCTTTCCATGGTTCGATATTGCTCGCCCATAATTGCCAACCTTCCACAGTTTCAACAGGTTCTAACAAACGAAAAGCAACACCACAAGCTCCTTGAAACCGAGCTGTATCAGAATCAAGCATGGCAAACCGCATATCGTTTACTAGCTCTGTTAATCTGTCGAATTCTTCAGGAGTTTTTGTCTCATTTCTGATATTCCCTGAAAACAAGTCTTTTACCTTTGAACCCATTTTTTGCAATATAGATTTGCGTTGTTCGGTAATATCATAATCCCACTTAATTGGAATGCCTGTGAAATGGTCAGCTGCTTGGTCGACAATAGTATTGTATAAACCAGCATGAAGTTTATTATTCACTTTTATAATCTCTGTGTTTGGTTTAGGTCTTCTATCGATCTCATTTTGTTCGCTTGTATAGGCTTTGTACTTACGCTCTCTATCATCAAAAAATGGCTTCATTTCAGTAATAAAATCATTAGGATCGAAAACTTCTTCATTAATTTGTGTAGAATATTTTGTTCGCACTCTTTTATATCGCTTCAAACTTAAATTGTTTTGAAACATTTTCCCACCTCCTAATATTGGATAAACCTCACATTATTTTTATCCATATCTTCACTGAAAGCATATCTTGTCGCATCAATTGTATGGTTGTCTTTATCTTCTAACCTAGGTTTAGGATTACCGTCTTTATCAGTTTGATAATCAATATTCTCAAATTCTTTAGCAATGTTAGGAGTTCTTAATGGATCAATACAAATAAAATCCAAATCGCCTAACCATTCTTCGCCATACTCAACAGAATCAGGACCTTTTTTTACTCCGAAAACTCGTGGCATACCATGTTCACTATTTAGCTCTGCTATTGATTTAGGCTCTGCTGAATCAGCTGCAATTCTATCTGATATATATCCTTTAGACTTAGCTTTATTAGCAAATTCCCTATTACTAATTTTCACACCATAAATTTCATCAATAGCATAGATGCCATTTTTCTTTTTGTCATAATGCCATCTAACAAATGCTAATGGATCAGTAGCATAGCCGAAGTCAAGACCGTTTCTGATATTATCAAAGTTAGCTACCATTTCATCAGTTATACAACCTTTTATTACTCGTAAATTATCAAACGGAACAACTCCTGAACCAATAGCTTTGCCGTCATACTCCCACTCAGCACGTTTCGGATTCTTAGCTCTCGTGGCATTAACTTCTTCAATAAATGCTTGAGCTATGAATGGATTATCCTTATATGTTGAATGATGAACGAAAGTATTCTCAGGTTGGAAGCTAGATTCATATTTCTTATTAACCCATGATTGTCGTCGCTTAGGAGGATTGTACGAATAAAAGAATTTATAAAAAAGACCATCTGCTAATTCACCACGTAGTAATGAGTTAGTTATGGTTTTTACATCATCTTCTGTTTTAAACTCGGCTAATTCCTCAATCCAAGCTATAGCAAATGGAAATCTTGAATCCTTTAATGACTTAATTCTTTCTGGATTCTGTGCGCCACGAAAAACAATATAATTACCTCTAGGCTTATAGGTGATTTTCATAGGACTTTTATTTACTTTAAAATACTTAGACACACCTTGTTCTTCAATTGCCCACTTAATCTGTTCAAAAATAGATAGCTCAATCGTATTATCGACATATCTAATGGCCACAGCATTTACAGGATATCTCATAATCAATTGAACGATTATGTGTGCTATGCCAGATGATTTACCTGATCCACGACCACCTTTTTCAACAACATGTAATATATTTGAGTTTAATGCTATCCTCCAAGTAGTATGAAATGCTTTAGGAAGAAATTCAGATAATTTTTTACTCATATTCATCACCTGATATATCATCGATGAAAACTGGCATATCCATGTCTCCATTTGTAGCATCTAAACTAGCTTTAACTTTTTCAGTTTGAACCTTCAATAGTTGTAATTTGGCATCATTTGCTAGCAAAGCATTCTGTTGCTTAATAGCCTTTGTTAACTGATTGCTAATTCTTGTCAATGCTTCCTCAATAGCCAAAATATCATCTAGTTTTCTAAACGTTTTACGAGTGACTTGTACATCTTTTAAAACTTCTCTCTTAACAGTAACCATTTTCCCATCAATTACCGATGGCTCTTTAACTTTCCGAAGCTGCTGCAAACGTTCAACTTCTTCATCATTTAAGCCAGCCTCTGCATCTTTTATGCGTTTAAGCATTCTATATTGGCGAATTTTCAGGATTCTTATTTCTTCATCCAAAATAAAAAAAGGATCATCATTCAGTTTAGAATAGATGTCCTTTTCTTCGTCAGATAGTAAGTCAGCAAATATTGTCTCATATTCACCTGTTTTTACCGCATTCTTATTTCTTTTTGGTGGCGAGGCACTTTTATTCCCTTTGTTACCTACGGCATTTTTGTTTCCAGGCGGCGCTCCACCTTTATTAGTAACGTTACTTTTTGAATTGGTAACATTACCTTTTAATTCATCAGCCCATTTATCTATCGATTTCCATTTTCTTATTTGGGAATCTGAAACATTTAATTCATTAGCTAATTCTTTAAGAACCTTTTTACCGTTTGACTTTAACCAAGTTTCTTTAGCCTGGTCACGACGTGGATCTCTTTTTCTAGCCATCCATTAACACCACCTCGCTTTCATATAAATGGTTGAGTTTTGTTTTCTAAATAATTAATTTTTCTAATTCTTTTTTTGTTTTATCTAGGATACTACAAGTTATGCTACTGATTTGTTTTTCATCCAACGTAGTTGGTTTTAATTTTGCAGTACCATCTTCTAACATTTCAAAATGTTTTAATCCGTTATTACCATGGGATTCCATACATAAGTATCTATATATACCATCATACCAATCCGACTTATCTAAACGCTCAAATAGCTTATATATTCCTTTTGTTTCTCCGTCATCATTGTACCATGGTACTAATCTATGCCCATAGAGTGAATCAAGTTCTTCTAAATATTCTATAATTTTAGGCTCATTTTGTTCATATAAAACAATTTGTTCATTAAAGCTTTGATCTTGTTCAGACATTTGTTGTAATTTTTTATTCTTTTTTTGCGCCTCATATTGTTTTTTTATATCTCTATACATGTTCAATTGATACGCTTTGCTTCTTTTAAAAGAATCTTGTTCGAGTATATACATTAAATAAATATAATTTTCCACCATTGTTCTGGATAAAGCTAAAATACCAGCATAACAAGCACTTTCTAATAAAGCATTTATTGACAGTTTTAAATCTAGAATCTCGAAACCTATTTCACTTGCGACCATATAGATCAGGGGCTCATTTGAGTCCGGTATTTTTTTAAAAATAATACTCAACGTCTCTTCATAGTTTTTGATTACTTTGTCATCAGCACTCTTTGAATTATTTTCCAAACTATTATACCTCCATCTGTCTTTTGAATTAATTATCTACTAATTACTAATTTCTTTCAACACGAGGAATAAAATAAAAGGCTACACTTTTATTGTGCGGCCTTTAGACACGTACTGAATCAGTTGAGCGGTTCGGCTGTGGATATTTATGTGTTAACGATACATACCAATAGCTTTTCATGTTTTTCTCTCCTAGTTGTTTTTATGTACTTGATTCAATAAATCACTTCTTGCTATACTATTTATGGGTAGCAACTCCTTTTTGTAAATAGCAACCATTAGCAATCCAATCTAGCGACCAACAAAAATTGTGCACGAATGCTACCTAGCCACTAGATTCCATAGTCTAGTGGCTTTTTATATACGAAAAAAGACCACTCACTGAGTGATCTTTATATCGGCGTGGCAGGAGTTGAATCTGCACAAGCACGCATGCACTATTTTAAAAATCAACTGACCTCACTAATTGAGCTACACGCTGTTATTTAAAACAAAAAATTATTTTTTTATTTCTTTGTTAATATTTTTGAATAAATCAATAAATATATCCAACATCCCAAAAAGAGATGTTGCTATTAAAGCTAACCATATCGTATATATAAATTGCCAGCCCAGTGTTGCAAACATCTCCATAAAAACAAAGATTAGAGACATTATCGATGTCAAAAAAAATAAAAAAGAGTCTAACATTATTCTTTCTAATACTTTTACATCAGTTTTTAAATTTTTAAAAAGAGGAGATTTTTCAGCCATTACCGGGATAAAAGACACTGTAAAAAAAAGAAATGCTGTCGCCAGAGATGCAAATGATAGTACAGCATCTACAGCACGGTTAAATGTTTCTAATTCATTAGGTTTCATTGTTTTTGGATCTAAATAAAGAAAAAAATGAAATCCTATAAATGCTACAATAAAGATTAAAACTATGTCCTTATTTCTGCAGAGCATCTCACCGTCAACTCCTCTCTTCTTAATTTCTATTTCAGATCCAATGCTAAAATCAATTCGTTATCGTTATAAGCTTGTTCTATTGACATTACCATATTTTCAATAGTAAGTTTTCCTTGCTTATTTAAGGGAATCTTATCATCAACATAGATTAACCTATTACTAATTAAATCTATTACTTGCTCCCTGTCTCCCACCGTCCCTTTCAAAACCAATTTATCTACATCTTCTTTTTTATTTAAAAATCCTTTACAGTAATTGACAACATTATGAATATTTAACTGTCCTGTATAAATTATTTTTTCGCGATTTGCTTCTAGCTTTTCTATAATTTTCTGTTCCTTTTTTGCACTTCTTTTGTTATCTTTCAATTCATTTTCATCTACAATTCTATGGATTGCAATATCAATCTCATGGATACTATCCATATGGTTGATATTTTCTAAGTCAGTATTATTGATAATCGTAGCTAATTCCCCACCCTGTTTTCTGGTAATCCTGTAAAAGAAAGTAACTAACAAATTCTTTCCTATTCCACTTCTATTTCTCGGAATGATAACCACACCTGTTATTGGATTAACCAAAATTACCGTATCTGTTGTAGGACCTTCATCACTCGTTTCTGCATAAACACTTCTGCCACTTTGAACAGATTTAGAAATGCTGTTTACAATAGCTTCTTTTTCAATATCTACCTTTGATAGGCTAAATATCCACACATAACCAGTCGATACCTCTATTTTTTTTATATAACTAAATCCTACATAAATATTTTTGGAGCATTTAACGAAGTTTACGTTCGATTCTTGATTATTACGTATATATCTATAATATTCATCGATTTTTTTGTCAAGTTCACTCAAATCTGTTATTATGTCACCTTTTACTATACGTCTATACTTAAAAAAGTCGTACGATTTGGTAGTTGTTTTCACCATATAAATCACTCCTTATAATAAATATCTACTATAATAATAATTAAATCAAAAAGAAATCAAAAAAACAAGCATTTTCTTGACTTCTTTCTAGTAGATATAATCATAAGGATTACAATTTATATTATAAAAGAGAACGAATGTTTGGTCAAGTGTAACTAGTACTTACAAATAAAAAAGAGACACCAGCTTGCTAGTGTCTCATCATGAATGTAGTAGAAACATCTATTGACGATACTAATTTTATTTAAGTAGCGATGCTACCTACTGGAACAATAGGACTCGAACCTATACCGACGGTTTTGGAGACCGCTGCTCTACCAGTTAAGCTATATCCCATTAACACTCACAAACCTGTAGAAAAAAGAGAGAGGAATTACACCTCATTTCTTTTAGTTTGAGAACGTTTGATTTGTGAGTGATCATTGCAAACTACATAGCGCTATCTTGACAATTGCTTTCAGCGTACGTCTACGTGTAAGCTTCATGCCAAGTTTATTGCAATATTTGCTACCTAGACTAAACGAGACAGAAAGAACTGGACTTTCCACATCCTTATTCTTTATTTTTTTGTAGGTAGCCTCCAAAGATAAGCGAAACGGAGCTAAGATAGGTAATGCATGCCTTACCCTCGTCTCCTTATCTTTCGACACTACCATAATAACATCTAAATATTGATAAAAACCGCCAACTTTCCGCCAAAAAACCGCCAAAAATTTTATTTATATGCAATTATTTTTCCATTTCGATACGCTTCGGCAAATTCAATTAAAGCCTCTGATTTCATTCGTTGAATACTTCTTTCGGAATATCCAACTTCCCTAGCTATCTTGTAATTAGAGTAATGGTCCTGCACACAGAAACTATAATGCAAAATTTGTCTGCTAGTTAGGCTCAATGCCATAAGCGCAGATAAAATTGCATCTCTTTCTGCTTCTGCATCAGCTAATTGTACCAGTGCATCTTCTGTTTTGTTTCCGTGGCTTTGGCTTTTAGGCATCTCTGTAATAATTGGTGATTTTAAATCTATCAAAGAGCGACCAGCTATTCGCTCTAAACGTCTAAAACTCTTCAACACATTTCTAGCATTCGCTTTTGTTTGTCGAAAATCTACTTCTTTTAACAATAGAATCAAGTGAAATCGCTCCTTTTATGGTATAATAATTTATAATAAACATATCATCATTTAAGAGTTGCTTAGCGGAAACTAAGTAGCTTTTTTTATTTATCCAAATATATATAAGTAATGCTTATCCTTTGCTCATCAGCGACTCTATATGATATAAATTATACTAAGAATACTATTCCAATAGCTATTCACTTCTCAGCCAGTCGGCGGAAACCGACTGGCTATTTATTTATCAAAATATTCATCACTCGTACATGTTTGTAGTCAACAAATTATTGGTTGACTATAAAGAAAACAATAATAATTCTACAGTATTTTACAATCTTCCATTCGTCATCTTTCACATCATCTTTATTCATTTGATATTTTCCATCTAATAAATATTTTTGGCATAGAAAGTATTTTCAAATCTATTTTTCAATGGTATAATCACTTTAACTTTCTTGGGGATTTTATTTATGAAATAAATTTCCTCCTTTTCTACATTAACTTCTGGTAAACAGTTAATAGTAGTACACGTCTCTACAAGAGATTTATTGTCGATTTTTAATCGGCTATTTAATAGCACTTTATTTGGGGAAAGTGCTAACTCACACCTAAAGAACAACTGGCGGAAAACAGTTGTTTCTACCACATAAGTCAGCTAGTGGTCAGCTGGCTTTTTTTGTTGCCTTAAATTTCATAGTAATGTATTATTAATTGTCTCTATCTGAGATGAAAATGTATCTATAACTAGCTAGCGGAAACTAGTTAGTTTTTTTATACTATTTTTGTTGGTTTTAAAACTACTTAGCCTTTTTATATAAATGTGAACGTCGAATAATTGAATATTAAATTCTTTAAATTTAATCATCTTCTTTACTCGCTTTCTAACCGAATAATTCTCTTTGATCTGTTTACCCGTTTTACCCACTACACTTGTTCCTCCAAACTTGTAATTTCTAGTTCTGTTCGTGGTCGCATACTGTACAACTTTTGGCAAACCATCACAGCAATTTGACCATCGTTTTTATATAAAATACCTTCGGCAGCATCAGTGACTGCTTTGAAATAGTTGTCCAAGTCAGGTTTCTTATCGCAATATTTTCGCTCTAATTCCACTTCTAAGCGTTTCTGTTTATTACTTAAGGCAGATTTAGGCGGATGGATGTAAAACGTCACATGTGCGGAAATTGGCCCTTTTTCAATCAACTTTGCTCTTGATTTACGAAAATAATTCTTTACTTGATTTTTGTATTCTTTCATCGCTCGATCTTCGTAAGTTTGAACATAATTTCCACGCCTTGCAAATCTCAGGCGACTTTGTGGCTTGGGCTCAATCGGTAGAATAATTCGCATCTCTTCCACCTCGAACCTTACAAATCGGCTTCTTTGACGAATACTCCGTTTACCATTTTTCCTTGGCGGTTTTTAATTTCGCTATATGCTTGATTTAAGCATTCGTATAAATCCATGTTATTTTACATAGCGAGAATAATTAACGTCACAACCATATCCCCGATACCATCTCTTAAGTCGTTTTCGTTGTTTCTTGCCAATGCAGCGCCAACTTCTCCGACTTCCTCAATCACTTTTAGCATTTGCTTTTCAGGTTCCGCTTTATCTAAACGCTTTTCTTTCGCCCATTCTTCCACTAATTTAACTAATTCATTCATCTAAAATTCCTCCCCGAAATCTAATTCACGTTTTAGCTTGCTGTGAATCGATTCTAGCTCTTTTTTGTATTCTTTGACTGTTTGTATTGTTTTACCACTAGAAAGCACATAATCGCGTTCTATTGCGACGAGAGCCTTACTTAAATTGCCATAATAACCAATCAAAGCGAGTGATTCTTTTTGTGTACCGTCTTTATCAGTCAAAATGGTTAACTCTCCGTGTTCGTTTCGTCTCGCTTTATTTACGATTACTTGCTTATCATCACTAGTAATTCGATAATCAAGTACTCTCATTTCAATCATGACTTGCCCTCCAAAAATTCTTTTATTTGCCTATCAAGTTCAGCTTGCTTTTCTGGTGATAGTTTTTCCTCTTCTTGTTTTGGTTCATTTACCCAATCTGGTAATTGCTCTTGTCTAACTGGAGGATTCGTATATCTTGCTTGCGTTGTCGTTTCAGACAAGTCGTATTCATCGTTAAAACGTTCATCACGTATCCAGCGGAACAATTCTTGTGGATGATACCAGTCGTTTAATTTGATATACTTAAGATAAGCTTTGTATCCTGTTTTAAACCGTTCGAAGTCTTCATCTGACTTAATTTTCTTTAAGAATTGCTCTTTGGCTTTTTTCTTATTGGTTTTCTTCGGATATGTTTTCCAAACTTTTTCAAATAATTCAGACATGGTTGAACTTTGTTCAACACTATATATATTCTTTGTATTATTCTTTGTATTATTATTTAATGTATTATTCTCTGTGAAGTTTTCTTCACTAGGGGTAGTGAAATTTTCTTCATTCCCCTCCTGATGATTTTTTCCATAGGTGATGAAATTTTCTTCACTAGGGGTGTAAAATTCTGTATCAGTTGGATACGGTAAGATATAGATATGTCTCCGATCTACCATTTTGCTGTTTGGCTTATAAAAAATTTGTATTTTTATATAGTTTCTTTCTTCTAACTGTTTCAGCCATGAAATAATTGTTCGCTTGCTAACGTTATACAGATTTGCAAAATATTGATTCGTTGCCCAACAATAGCCTTTTTCATTTGCTAATGCCGTTAGCTCTCCATACAATAATTTTGCATTCCCATTTAAGTGGTTATCATAGCGAACAATCGCTGGGATAATGGCGTAATATCCTCTATGTTCATTCACTAGTTATCCTCCTCATCAACAACGACCGTATAAATATATTTATGCTTAATTTCTCCGTTAACGACTTTTTTTATTGTTTGTGTTTCAATAGCTATTCCTTTACCATTTCTTGAACCGATATAGACAAATGCTAATAGTTCAAAAAATAGTTTTTGACTCGATGTTAATTGCCTGTATTCTACAAGTAATTCCTTTACCAAACTGTTAACCTCCAATGTTCAACTTCTTACGTTCTTCAACGTTTAGTTTTACTGGTTTAATTTGATATTTGTTTAAAAAGTTCTTAGTTCCTATCTGATGTTCTTCTTGATGATGTTGACGGCAACCAGCGTAAAAAGTAAATGTTTCGTGATTAATCTTTTGACGATTTCGCCCCATACCGACTACCTCGATATGACAAACATCGGCATGTTTTCCACAAATACAACACTTACGATATTTTAGGCAGTAATAAAACCATTTGTTATTTTCTAGCAAGTATTGGTATCTCTTTTCTAGTGGTACATCGTTTTTCAAAATAAATTCGATTAAAAAACTAATCCATTCTGTTGCCTCATGTCGTGTAGCCTTACTGTGTTCAAAATACACACCGTTTTTAGCTTCGTAATAATACTTTAGAACTTCCTCTATCCATTTGGGTTCGTCATAACTCCAACGAGCTATATCAGCTATTAAAACGTGAGAAAGTGCATTCTGTTTTTGAGACATTTGTCGATTATCTAATAGTTCAACTTTTACTAAATTGTCATCGTTGTTAGCTAGGAGTTTGAGGAAATTCGAGTTGATCTCATCCTCAAACTCAATCGCCAATTTATTTCCTTTGTGTTTTATGATTTTTCCAATCATTCAATCACTTCTTATCTTCTTGAACCTTCTGCCTAGATTCATAAAAATTTATCCACTTCGCAAGCAATTTAGAAATAACACCATAATCATAAGCACTATATTCTTCAAATGCTTTTTTAGGATTCAAATCAGAATCATTTATAGCTAACGATTTCACAGCTTCAAATTCTTGCCCTGCCAGCTCGGCTACTCTACTAATTGATGCGTTCAACATATCAATTTGCCGTTCAGTAATTGCAGTATTTTTCAGCTGTTCTTTTTGGTATTTATCAGGATCATCATCATCTGTTGCGATATTAAAAAATTTCAATAAAAAATATTTTTCCGCATACGTTAGTGCTTTTCCTACACCCTTTTCTCCTTCAATATCTACTCCTTGGCTATACCATGAACAAACAACAATCTCAGAAGGATTATGAATATTAATCCATGTCATCATTAACTCTAGCTCTGTAAAATACGTTGTACGTTTTTTGGCTACAGGCTCTTTCTTTACTTTATCCGCTTTCCATACCTCATCTTGTGATTCCCGAACTTGATGAGCAACAATTTCTGGCTTCAAAATTAATCCAACTTGATTTATGACTGTATTTAATGCGGATAGTACATCGCTTGACCCCACATAGCTGTATTGCTGGCCACGTTTACTTTTTTGAATATATGGTGCTTTTTGTCTCACATACGCTAATTTTTGATAAACATTCAACTCAGAAAAATCTGTTTTGGTTGCTTCAGCCATTCAATAAGCCCTCCTTATATCTTTTTCCTGAACTCACATATTCAATTAAATACACGTTTTCTTCGCCTAATTCTTCTATCAAATCAACGATTGTATCTTGTGTAGCAATTTTTTTACAAGTGAGTACTGGTTGTCCTGTATAAAGACATTTCATTGCAAAAGTTAGCTCAAACACACCGTCTTCATCAGCAATTTCATTTCCAAAACAATCAGTAGTGTCCACTGGATCATCTTCATAGGTTTCCTTATATAGTTTTTCAGTCGGCTCTGTTAAATATCTATCTAGTGTATTTGCTTCTCTACGATTCATTCACAAAACCTCTTTTCTGTGTTACAATTTTTCTAGTATAATTTTGTATGCGACTATTTGCTTGGCGGCGTAGTCGCTTTTTTCATCATGCAATCCCCCTGCGCTCTTTTTGTTGCGCAATGTATAATTGACTTTTTTGTTGCTTGTACCATAAATCAGCTAATCTTTTTGCTTGGTTTAACTTTTCTTTTCTAGTCATTTCAACTCACCTCGAAAAACCTTCGATAATATATCCATCAAATCGTTTGGATTATCTGTGACAAAAGTATGTGTATTTTTAGTCGTAGTTTCTGTTGCAATACCGTACATCTCCTTTAATAAACGATGTTTTGGACAATCACAATCTGATTGTTCCAGTTTTTCTTTTGTTAGTGTATATTGGCTATGTGCAGCAATGGCTACTATCGTGCCTTTTCCAACTTGAGATATTGCCATCTCTCCTTTTAAATCGATAGCTGCCAAAGATAAACCTACATCTTCTTTCTGGCATTCTTTTGCTAGTTTTTTAATTAATTTTTGAATTTTATCGTTCATTTTGATATACTCTCCTTAGTTCATTTTGTATGTGTCCTAATCGTTGGCAGACGATTGGGGCTTTTTATTTTGTCTTTTTTGAAAATGCTGATACTCCGCTTCATCCCAGTTGAAAAACCAACGGATAAAAAGAGGTACACTTATTGTTGCCAACACTGGAACTGAAAAGTGGCTTTTCAATAACACACCTAGCGCAATCATCAATAATAATGCGCCTATCAATCGTGCTTCACGTATTGCTTTCATATTTACCCTCCTATAATTTTTTTGATATAATTCAGTTGAAAGCGGGGTGTCAAAATGTTTTTTGTAATAAAGAAAGCTTCTAATAAAAAATACTATTTTGTAATTAAAACCGAAGAAAATGAAGTAATCGCATCAAGCAAGACTTATTACTATAAATCTTCTGTTTTAGAAATTATTGAATCCATCAAAAGTGATATGGATCAAAAAGCTATTATTGTTGACACTACTTTTAACTGGGGATAAGTTAAGGCTTATCCTTTTATCATTACTATCCTATTTCTTTAAACATATCTCCATTATCATTAGCCATATCAATTCTTGCTTGTAATTCTAAGTTAGGCTTCCATCTAGGAATTAGAGCTACAGCCTCTTCATATCGAACTTTTGGAATGTCTACATAAGATGCTACATCGAATAATGCTTTCAATTGTTTATAACAATTACTAAAGGCTGATTGCTTAATACTTGAATCCTGATAAGCCAATGTTTTTTTGCCACCTAATACTTTGATAACAGTTGATGAAACTAGCCCTTGTATCTTTCGTTGTTGGCTTCTATTAATTGTAGTTTCTGTTTCTAGCTTATCTAAACGTTTATTTACAAGAGTCAATCCACGTTCATGTTTTAACGCAGCTTCTAATAACAATTCTGTGTTATTAATCGGTAAGTTTGATTGAGTTTTAAGCAGTTCCTCCATTTGGTTAAAAGCTTCAATGTATTTCAGTTTAAACTTAAGAGCTTTTTGACCAGTGAATCCCATTGCTAGTAGCGTGAATCCGTCACGGTTCATAATGATTTGTCTATATTTTTGTTTGTTTTGTGGATGAATATAGCTATCTTCGTAAAATAGCCCTGCGTAATTTTCCGCAACCCCCTCTTTTAAATCATCAATCGCTGCTAAAACATCACGATGATTTTTATTAAACGTTTCTGCGACTTGCAAACTAGTTGTTACTGCTTGTTGGTTTTTCATAATTACTAAGTTGTCCATTGTTTCTGTATTGTCCTTTCCTTTAATCCCAATGATTCATGATGTCATTACAAATTTTTATAGCTTCTTTAGCAGGCCAGTATCTTTTTCCCTTGCTAGTACCAGGCTTTCTTTTTTCGATCATTTGCATACGTTTGTCTTTTACAAAATTTTGTTCAACTTCAGGAACAGACATTGAATACATAGACGATAATTGTTTGATGTCTAAATACTCAGCACGTTCATTTAATCCTTGACTAGCTTCATTTATGACTTGCTCAAACATTTTTCTCAGGATTTTTTCAATAATGTTGTATAGAAAGTTTTTTGAAGATGTATCTAGAAAATTTTCCATTCTAAACACTCCTATCTAATTTTGTAGTATTCAATAATAGCCGTTAGTGTTTCGTGAGCCTTTTTACTTTGATTTTTACCAGAAAGATAGTCGTTTAGATCTTGCTTATGAATATTGAAATACGTGGCTACAGATGTTAATGATATTTTCTTATCATCAAAGTACTCACGAATTTTCGCTCTGCCCGCTGTTGTGTCTGGCATATTAGTTTCTCCTTTCTTTAGTATTTTTTGTAAATTAATTAGATAGAATTTATAAAACTATTGACTTATGTATACAAATATTCTACAATCAGAACATAGTTAAATAAGCCTATAACAAAACCTTTATTATGCACTCGGTCGCCAAACTTAATGCTGTAAGGTATGTTTTTAGTTTGCTTTTTTTCTATCCAATTAACTTACAAGAATTATTATATACATTTTTTCTACATTGTCAACCATTTTGTAGATTTTTTGTATACATATTTTCTTTGTATTTCTAGAAAGGTTGATATAAGTGGATTTATACGAAAAAATAAAATTACTTGCTAGCGAAAAGAAAATGTCAATAAGACAATTAGAAGAAACATTGGGATTTGGAAACGGGGTAATTAATAGATGGCGTAAGAATACTCCTGGTTCTGATAAATTAAAAAAAGTTGCGGACTACTTCAATATATCTGTAGATTATTTACTTGGACGAACTGATAATCCAAATTCTAATAACTTAGAAGAAGATGAAATTACAACTTTCTTCCGTGTAAATACAGAAGATTTAACCGAATCCGAAAAAGATCAGCTCAGAGAAGAATTAAAAGAGTACTTAGAATTCATGAAATCAAGACTTAAAAATAAATGATTGGATGACCCCTATGTATTTAGACTACGATACTTATTTTGAATATCATGACCAGACATATATTATTATTGAAAAAGTTGCTAATTACTATGGAATTGAACTAAAAGAGTTAAGATGGAAACACTACAAAGATTATATGATTGACGTAGAAAATGTTGACATAATTCCCTATAGTTTCGGTGATGTTTCAAGAAAAATATTTTCAGGAAACATAATAAAATTTCACGATAAATGCGGAATTTCCTATAATCCAACAATGGTTAAAGGAAGGCAAAATTTCTCAATACTTCATGAATCTGCACATTATTTTTTTGATATGAATAAGGAATGCAAGTCTCAAAGTTTTTCAGATTTAATTACTGGAAAAGGATACACTAGCGAAGATGAACCAAAAGAAATAAGAGCTAATATATTTGCATCCCTTGCTTTAATAAACAATGAAGCATTGAAAGAATGTTTAAAAAAGCAAATGTCTTTCCGTCAAATTTGCGAAGAATTTGAAATGAGTGCTGCAGCACTACACGTAAGGTTATATGATTTTTTAACAAAAATATTCTTATTAAATCCATGCTTAGCAAGATCAGCTATTAATCAATATAGATATAACTATAATTCAACAAAATTAATCAGTTATATAAAAATGTGCTTGTGCTGATGAACTACAAAGAATTATTTTTGCGTAAAAAATCTCGTGTAAGGACACAGACTTAAAACTTATCTTGAAGTTTGTTGATAAAACTAACAACAAAAATGGAGGAATATAGTATGTTTTTATTTGGAAATAAAGAAGAAAAAAAGGTAAAGAAAGCAGAAGAAAAGCAAATAAAAGAATATTTTAAAAATAATCATGATATTGTAATAGGCGGTATTTATTTTAATGATTCAGACAAAAAAATATTTATCCCAAAAAGTATTTCTGAATCAAGAAAACAACAAGTTATCAACTATGATGATTTGATTAGTTACACAGATATTTTTGTTGGTGGCAATATAAAAAAACATCACGGAATAACTCGTGCAGTTGTTGGTGGCGTTTTAGCTGGTCCTGTTGGGGCTTTAGTTGGTGCTGGAACAGGTGGAAAAGAATTTACTTCCATTAAGCAATTAGGAGTTATGTTACATCTTCCTAATAATCAGACAGTAAAATATATGTTAATCACAACTGAAACAAAAACTGATTCTATGATTGGTAAAGGTTTAATGGATAAATACAACGAATTAATTGCAAAACTGGACCAAATACTAAAAACTAATTCAAGTAATAAAGATAACACTGTATTATCTTCTGCAGACGAGATAAGAAAATTTAAAGCCTTGTTAGATGATGGCATTATTACAAAACAAGAATTTGAAATAAAAAAACGTGAATTGTTACAATAAAAATAACGCACCCTCTCCGGCTAAGAAGTTAGTGCGTTAAAAATAGAACCAAAATAGGCTTATTTTGTTACGCCTATTTTACCACAAAGAAAAGGACGTGAAAATATGGCGAAACTAAATTGGTCCAAAAAATACAAATATGTTTTTTCTTACTCAAATAAAAAAGGAACTTTTTGGGGATATCGCTATCCTTATTACAACTCTCTAAAACACCGAAAAGAAGCTAGCAAACGTGGATTTGAAAGTGAAAGAGCGGCGAATAAAGCATTGCTAAAAATCCAATATGATTTAGAAACACAAAATACTTCCTTCGTCGAAAATAAACAACTCACCATAGATGAATGGATCAAAGTCTGGATACCTTACGCCCAAGACAATTGGAGTGTTTCAACAAAACAAAACATTGAATCCGCTGTTAAATTTCACATATCACCATTGATTGGAAATCAAAAGCTATCTTCTTTAAATAAGATTACTTATAAACGAGAATTTATTGACAAATTAAGACAAGAAAACAAATATACAGAATCAACTATTCAAACGTGGCATAAAATTGTAATGAGGATGATTAACGCTGCGGTACACAATCAAATCATCCCTAGCAACACACTAACAGGCTTTAAATTTGATTTAAGTAATAATGTTCGTTCGTTCTCTAAAAAGGAATTACAGCGATTTGTGGCGGTTTTAGAAAACGAAGATATTCAAACGCAAGTTATATTTTTAACTCTGCTAAAATCTGGAATGAGGAAAGGCGAACTGATGGGGCTGCGTTGGAGTGATATTGATTTAACCGAAAAATATTTCGATATCAATTCTACACGTGGTGATTACGGTGAAAATAAACCTAAAACAAAAACCAGCATACGTAAAGTTTATTTTGACAACTCGTTACTCACTTTAATAAAAAAATACAAAAATCATGAGAAAGAACGGCTTTTCAGAGAAGGGATAATTTTAAGCGATAAGGACTATTTTATTTTAAGTTCTCGAAATTTACCTATCAAACAATCAAGAATTACGTATATGTTTCGCCTGTTATGTGAAAAAGCAGAAGTTCAAAACATAACCGTACACGGCCTAAGACATACCCATGCAACGTTTTTAATTGAAGCAGGAGCAAACATTAAGTACGTTTCAACTCGGTTAGGACACAAGAATATTAATATAACTTTGGATGTTTATAGCGATGTGCTAAAAGAAGAAGAAAAAGAAACAGCTGATATGATGGATAAACTTATTGAGAACTTGTGA